TCACGCCCCGGTGCCGGTCGCAACGGTTTCGGGATCCCAGTGCGAACCGCCGCCGATGCGAACGCCGGCCCACATCAGCCAGCGTCGCCAAGTTGGCACACCCGTGCATGCGCTGGCCTCGCGCAGCACAGCATCGGCCGTGGCCCGGTCGACCTCGTGGGTCGAGTACAGGAAGTCGTGCACGACGGCCGCCTCGCGCGCGCAGTCGCCGGCGAGCAGGAACACCAGCGGCAGCCGCGGCACGCTTGCCAGGTCGGTCTGGAACCCGGCTGGCACGGTGAACGCACGCTTGGCAATGTCCGACAGGTAGACCAGCGGCTGCTCGAGCACCCACCGGCCATCGTCCTGGTCGTCGGCGATCGCCAGCACACAGCGCGTCAGGAACCCGCTCATTGCGGCGCGGCAGTCGGCGCGGCCGGGTCCTTTGCGGCCGACTGGTGCAAGCTGGCTGCGATCGCCTGGATCAGCTGCGCGCCGATCTGAATCTTGACGGCCTCGGTAGCGTTGTTCGGGTGTAGCGCGATCACTGCCTCGCCGACGGCCGGCACCATTTTGGCGACGGCGGACATGAAGTTGTCGAAATTGAAGCTCACGGTGTTCTCCTTCAGGTGGGAACCGGATGGTTGAGGAAGAGGGCTTGTTCAGCGGCGCGACGCTTCACCAGGCCGGGCAGGATCACGTCTTCGCCCTTCACCTTGGCGTGCACCCAGAGCTTGAACTGGTCAGCCGCGGCAAACACGCGGCCCGCGTTGAGCAGCTGGAGCAGCGTAGAGGACTTAAAGCGCGCGGCGCCCAGGTTGAACACGAAGTCCGTCAGCGCGTCGAACTGGCCCTGGCTCAGCGGAGCCTTGACCAGCGACGCCACGACGGCGGCCGCATCCTCGAGGTCTTCGGAGAGCCAGATATCGGCCTGCTGGACGGAGCAGGTGTCGCCCAGTTTCACGCCGCGGGTGTGTCCCCAGCCAATGGTGGGCACGCCGGCGGGGCACAGATAGGCGGTGAGCCGCCGCTGCTCCGAAGCACACACCAGCGCGCGGCACGCCGGCGACGGCTTCATGTCAGCGGACGTCATGGGTTACCTCGGAGAGGGGCGGTGGCTCGGGCGTCGGGATCCGCGCGTTCAGATAACTCTCGGCCTTGAACAGCGCGCGAGAGCCCATGTGCGAAACGATGCCCACGAGGGCGGCCGTGAGCGACGGCGGGAATCCCTGCCACTGGCACAAGTTGAATGTGATCACGCCGACGAACGCCGAGGTGACGCACTCGCCGACCAGCTCGTTGATGTTCCAGGCGCGCACGTGGCCGGCCTTGAGCTTCTGGGTGAAAGACACGAATCCTCCAATGAGGGAAAGGCCAACTACCCACATCCATGTGAGCAGTTCTCCCAGCGAGGTCGAGGCTGGTGGTTTATCGAGCACGTGAGTCCTTTTTAGCGATCAGCAGTCGGTGGCGCCGGCGTAAGCCGCGAGCGTCTTCATGTAGGTGTACGCTTGCGCGTCCCACGAAGCGCCCGCCGAATCGATTGGCACCGTCACCTGGTGTGGAACGTCCACGCGCGCGAGGTCGGCATCGGCGGCGGTCTTGCTGGCGAAGGTCTCGACGAGTGCGTTCGCGCCGCCCTTGGCGCCGCTGACGCACGTGACCTTGATGTAGGCGTTGGTGACGGTCAGCCCAGAGGCCGTGGTAATTGTTTTTTGCAGTGCCACGGAATGCCCCTTTATGCGTAGCTGGTATATATCGGCACGTAGCCGACAAGGGTGTTGGTGTTGTCATAGATCGGAATGACCTGCTTGACGGTCGTGACCGACGCCGCCGTCGCGCGCCCTTGCGTCACCAGCGAACCGTCGTTGCGCACCCCGAATAGAACCGTCGTGCCGTCGTGCTTGAGGAACCCATAGTTGACGTTGCTGGCCGACGACGAGCCGCCAGAAAAGAAGTCCAGGCGCAGTCCGCTATTTCCGACGAAGATCTTCTGAAAGATCGACACACCATCCGAGCTGGCGAAGCGCAGTTCACCGGCGAGCACCGTCGTGTTCAGCCGCGCGGTCGGGCCGATGGTCAACGTGTTGTTCACGCTCGGCGCGTATGCGGCAGCGGGGATCGTCGTCAGGGTTGTCGAACTGGCGTACAGCCGGCTGTTCTTCAGAGTGTTTCCGCCCGAATCGATCAGGTTGAAATCGGCTGTGGTCGAGGTGCCGCCCAGGTCAAAGTAGAAGTCGCAATACTCGGTCGCGCCGCCGATCCCGCTCGACCCCGCCGTGGCGCCGCCGATCTGCAATTTGTAGTCGCACCCGCCGACATCGCCCGTGATCGACACGCGCGAGTTCTTCGCATAGGTGCACGTAAACCCGTCGACCGTCGAATCCACGCTATTCCATGCGATACCGCTCGGGTTGAGGCGCCGGGCCGCTGCCGACAACGTGGTGACGATGGCGGCCTCGATATTGACGCCGTGGGCTCGGGCTATAACGACACTGCGCTGGCAGTTGACCAGTTGCGCACGCACGCGATAGCCCATCGTCATGCCGTTGGTGAGCGCGCCAGACGATGCTCCGGCAGAGAAGATCACGCCCTGGTAGCAATTCTCGGCAACGATGTCGATATCGATGGCGTGCTTCTTCGCGCCCCAGTTCACGAGGTCAACCTCAAGCCCCGCGCCGTAGACGCAGCCGATGGCGATAATGCGTGCCTTCACCGTGCCGCAGTCAGCAGTTGGCGTGCCGGGCTGGATCGTGAATGCCTTGCCGCCGTCCAGGTAAGCCGCCTTGTCGACGTACGCCAAGTTGCGGCAGATGATGCCGTCAAACGTCAGGTTGTCGAAGGCCCCAACGATGGAGATGCCGTTCGACCCCGAACCGGCGAAGGCCGTCAGGTCTGCAGAAATCAGGAAATTCCGGAAGTGCAGGTTCTTGACGAAGTTCAGGTTCAGCACGTCGGCGCCCGCCGGCGAGACAGTCTTGAGCACCGTGGCCGGGCCATCGCCCAAGATCGTGATGTTCCCGCAGTCGAGCAAGGTCGTTGCCGGGAAGGCGGGATTCTTGAACGGGAAGTTGTTCGCGCCGCAGCTGTACACGCCCGCCGGGAAATAGAGGTTTTTCCCCTTCAGGATGCAATAGTCCCAGGCCTTCTTGATGTTGACGTATTCGTCGGTACCATCGCCTTTGACGCCGAAATCTTTCACGCTGACGGTGTCGCGCAGCCGGTCCTGCAGAGGGCGCAATACTGCGCCGACGCCATCTTGGATATACCCGACTAGAGTAGTGCCAGTGGAAGTCGCGAGCAGCCCAATGAAGTTGAGAACCGTTGTCACCGTAGCGGCAGCGCCTACATTCAACCCCAGGCCCACCTTCGACGCCAGCTGCTGGATCTGGATCGTGATCTTATCCAGCGCGTCGTTGATGACGCGGGGGTAAAACCCACCCTGGTTCGTCAGATCAGCTTTCTGAAGGTAGGGGATATTGCTGGTAGCCGCCAGCGTTGTACCGACCGCGGGCGCGACAGTCATCGTTATGGTGCCGCCAGGGCTCCCATTCTGATCCGCGTTGAGCGCGACAGTGTAGTCGGAGTCGAGCGTAAGAATGGTCTCGACGCTCGTCGCCGTGTTGGTGGTCGCGACCAAAACGTCGCCGCGCGCGAATACCTTGAACGAGAACGGGAAGACTTTCGTCACCCCGTCCCCGGTGAACGGCCCTGCGGTGCGCGATGTGCTGTTGATCGTCATGCGGCGATTCTCACCGCGTGCCGGCAACTCACGCGCACCTGCTGAGGTAACGTTAGTGCTTCCCCATGTCGCCGTGCACGAGGCCCCGCCACCAGTCGGCGAGATCGTGCGGATCCTGCTTGCCCTGGGTGACGTCCCACAAGAACTGAGCGCTGCTGGCCGGCTGGCCCAGCGGCAGGCCGAACACGTAGCCGGCGGTCGTGATCGTGTGCTTCAACGCCTTCGGGCTCGTCTCCTTGCCCGTCAGCGCGTTGGCGGCGTCCACGCCCGAGTTGCCGATCGTGTCAACCATGCCGGCCGCCGGCGTCGCGCTGTAGTCCTTACCGGTGATGTAGTGCGCGGCCAGGTCGCGGAAAATCGGGATGCCGGCGAAAGCCGCTGACCCCAGTTCCTTGCCTGCCCACGCCAGCCAGTTCGTCTCGCCCTCGTCGTCCTGCTTCGGGTGCAGCAGACCGTGCATCGTCTGGACACCCAACGTGTAGATCAGGAACCGCATGATGACGGTGCTGGCCTTGCCGCTGTCGAGCCAGGTCTCCTTGTCCATTGCCATGCGGCCCGTGTCCATCAGCCGGTTGATGTTGTGGTTCCAGAACGTATAGAACATCGTGAACAGTTTGAAGAATTCGGGACCGCGCTGCACGGCGGCCAGGTCCTTCACCCCGGTCCCGCCGTGGGCATTGCGCACCGTCTTGTCTGCGAAGTAGACGGCGTCCGCCTCGCTCAGCCCCTTGCCGCCCTGCGCCTCCGGCGCCATCCCCTTGTGGTAGGCGGCCATCCAGGTGGGCAGGGCGCTGGCCATGTCCAGCATCGCGATGCCCTGGTAGGCGTGCGCCTTCATCAGGTCGGTGCCGCGCGCGAGCGCGCCGCTGGTCGTATCCATCAGCCGCAGGTCGATTTCCCGCAGGTGCTCGCGCACGTCGCGGTCGACCTCGTTCATGCGGTTGCGCATCTCCCCGGAACGCTCGAAGACGAAGTCGCGGTTGGCGGCCCAGTTCCTCGGGTTCGCGAAGTCGGCCAGGCCCTTGGCGAACCAGACCGGGCCCACCTCGGCCACCGACTCGAGCGCCGCCGAGCTGCCGTGCACCAGCATGGTTGACAGCCGATAGCCCAGGCCTACGATCGTCGCGCGCGTGCGCGCGCCATGCGCCAGCGCGTCGAACCACTTCAGTGCCTGCATGTCGACCTTGCGGTCGTTGGCGATCGACTGCAGCCAGGGGCGCAGCTGCGCGTAATGCTCCGGGCTCAGCGCGCTGGTGATGGCGTCGCGCATCACTGGGTGCGACAGGATCTTGTCCGCGTCCATGATGGCCTCGCGGTAGGCGATGTCGTGGATCTCATCCTTGATCACCCGGGGGATGACGTCCAGCGACAGCAGCAGGGGACGCGCGTAGTTTTCGTTCCGGGTGTTCATCCGCCCGGTGTCCGTGTTGGCCCGGGTGTAGATGTTCTCGAACAGGGAGTCGCCCGCCTTGGCGCCGCGCTCGGCCACATCCTGCGCGCGCGCCGGGTCGTAGACCATGGGCCAGTACCATCCGTCGTAGCGGCCGTGAGGGGTGTCGAATGGGCGCGGCGCGATCTTCTCCGGGTTGGTGTTCCCCAGCCGCCGCGACATGGCCAGCTTCTCGGGCCAGAGCGTTTCCAGAGTCTTGCCCAGGCCGGCCACGAAGTCCCAGTCCGCCTTGCTCATGTTCTCATTCAGGAACTGCCACACGGCCGTCTCTGACCACTTCTCCCCGGCCAGCAGCTTGGCCAGGTTCGAATCGTTGCCCATGTTGCCGGCCAGTGCCAGCATCTCCTTCTTCGTGAACCGCTGCGGTTGGCCGGTCAAGCCGTCGATCAGTCCGTGCGCGACGTAGACCTTGTTGCCGTCCCGCGTCACGTCGGCCAGTTTCGAATGGAGCAGCTCGTCGATACCGGCCTTGATCTTCGCCTGCAGGTCGGCCTCGCGCACGCCGGCGTCGGCGATCCTGCGGAATACGACCCGGTTCAAGACGCCGTTCGGGTTGCGCGCGTCGAGCCAGTCCATCATCTGCTCCATCTTGAGCAGCGCCGCCTGCATGCTGCGCCCGGCCGACTTCACGCCCAGCCACTTCGATTCCATCCGGGTGAGGCCGCGGTTACTCTCGGGCGCGCGCTGCGGCAGCTCGGCCATCGTACGCGCCGCCTCGTCGGCCAGCGCAGCGATCTCGCGCATTTCCTGCCCGTCCGCCACCAGCTGGGCCTTGCGGCCTAGATGATCGATCGACTTCACGGCGTCGATCAGGCCACGGAACTCCTCGACCGTCATGTCCTTGAAGTGTTTCGTCCGCGCCTCATTCAGCAGCGATTCCGACACCTGCGGCTCAAGGCCTTGGGCGGCCATACGCTCGACGAAGTTCAGCAGCGACTCCCGCATGTCGAGCGCGGTCAGCGTGGTGGACTTGCGCAGGTCGAAGCGGTCGAGGAGGGCGTCGATCTGGTCCCGGTACTCCAGGGCGATCTTCTCGCGCACGGCCGGCTTGTCGAACTTCTTGAGGTAGTCGACCCCCTTCTGCACCTCGGCCACGGCGTCGGTTGCGGCCTTGAACAGCCGATTGTTCAGCAGCGCCGCGCGCTGGGCCTGTACGGTGGCCTGCGGATCCTTAGGCGCCAGCTTGATGGCTTCGCGATTGGCGCGCGCCTCCTCGGCGGCGTGCTGGGCCGGGCGCAGGTCGCGCACGCGCTTGGCCGCGATCGCGGCTTCGGCGGCCGCCCGCGCGGCCTCGGCCAGCTGGCGCGCCGGGACGGGGGACTTGCTCAGCATCTTGAGGCCCGTGGCCATGAACCGCGCGCGAGCCTCATTGTGTATTGCGGCTTCCGCAGCGCGCTCGATGCTGTCGGCGTCGACCAGCTCGCCGTGGCGCTCGAGCATGCGCTGGTCGGTCAGGCCGTCGATTTCATCCTTCACCTTGCCGGCGGCCGTGATCGCGTCCTTGAGCTCCTTGCCGTTGGCGAAACCGAACATCTCGGCCACGATATCTGTGTCCACCTTCGGCCGGGCAGGGCGCGGGTTCGCCTGCTCCCATTCGATCAGGCGCCGTTCGGCTTCGTTCTCGATCGCGCGCTTGTTCTTCGCCAGGTATTGGCCCTTCCTGAGGCCTTTGGCGTCGGCAGCTTCCGGCTTGGCCAGGTACTCGGCCTTGACGGTCTCGAGCATGCTGGCGCGCTGGGCATCGCGCTGCGTCTGCCATTCCTTTGCCTCGGCCGCCGGCGCCGGGTCGGTACCGCCCTTGCGCTTGAGATATGCCTCGGCCTGGCGCACGGGCGACTCCATCACCTCCTTCGTGACCTCCTCGCGGATCGCCTTGCGCTGGGCGTCGGCCTGCTTCTGCAGCGCGCGCAGGGCCTTGGCTTTCGCGTTGCTGGCCCATTGCATGTCGCGCATGCTCCGCGCGGTCAGTTCGGTGACGGCCTGGTCGGTGGCTTCCTTGCCCAGCGCCTGGTACGCGGCGAACTGCTCGGCCGTCGTGCCCTCTGGTGCCTTTTCCAGCGGCAGGTAGCCGCGGGCCTGCTCGGCGTAGCGGATCGCTTCGTCGCTGGCCAGCAGCCGGTCCATGACGCCGCGCACCTCGTCGCTTAATTCGACGTGCAGATTCGAAAGCGACTTATAGACGTTGACCAGCCAGGAGCGGAACCGGGCGAAGAGGCCCTGCTGCTCAAGCGTCGGCGCCTTGCCTTCCATCAGGTAGGCTTCGAAGCTGCGAGCGAACTGCTCGTGGCCGGCGCGCTTCTCGTCGAGCGTCTTGCCAGACCAGTCCGCCAGGCGCTGCTCAGGCGTGCCTGCGGCCTCACCAAACGACTTGAGCAGCGTGTCGAAGTCGTCGCGTACCTGTTGCGGCGCATCCGGCGCGCGCGCGATGTCGTGCATCGTCTCGAGGAAGAAGTGCCCCGATTCGTGCAGGAACGTCGACAGGTCCGCATTTCGCAGGAGGCTGATGGTGCGGGTTTCCGGGTTAAAACTGCCGCGTGCCGCGCCTTCGCCTTGCTCAACGATATGCAAATTGAGCTCGTCCGAAATCGGTGCTACACTCGATTTAGGTGGCCCAGAATCTATAACTTCGGAAGGGTGCTCCCCGTGGACGCTATCGCGCGCCGTCTGCGGCGCCACCCCCGGTATTGAGGGGTTCTGGGCCTGTGCGCCCTCCGCCTGAAAGTACTCTTTCCCTGGCAACACGTGGTTGTAGTAGAGATGCCCGTCGCGGTGCTCCTCGACCGCGGTGTCCACCGTCACCGGTTTCCCGTCCAGCAGCACGTCGCCGCGCACCCAGTGGTATCGGAGGATGTTCGGGTGCTTTTCGGGGTCGCGGTTTTCCTGCGTGCGGATCAGCTCTCCATTCTTCAGCAGCTCAGGAATAGCCGGGAACAGTCGCAGCTTCATCGGGTTGGCGCTGGTCGAGAGCGCCTTCTTCAGCCCGCGCGCGGTGAACTTGATGTCGCCCAGCGCCGGATGCGACACGACGGACTCAGCAAGGTTTTCGCCGAAGTGCTGGCGGACCGCTTCGCGGAGCGATTTCAAGTCCGCGTCCTTCGGCGCGATCTCCTCGCCGCCCAGCTCGGCCACCGGTGCCCGATCCTGCGCCAGGCCGCCTGTGATCGCCTCGCTCGTTACCTTGAGCGGATAGCGTTCGTACAGCTCCGCCGGCGTCAGCCCCGTCCGCTCGGCCATCGTGGAGTAGAAGTCGCGCGCGAGCGTGGCGTACGTCTTGTTCACCTCGGGGCGGAAGCGGCCGTTCGCGTTCAGTTGGTCGAGCACCTTGTCGTGCACGACCTGAGCCTCGGCGGCCGCGGTGTCATCGGCCTGTTTGTCGCTCAGGATCTTCGTCGCGAGCTGCTGCATCTCCGCTTGCTGGCCCTCGATGTGCGCCTGGCTCTGGGCGTAGGTCATGCCGTCCGGCTCGACCTTCAAGTGCGGCAGCAGCGCCGCGTCGATCTTGCCGCCGGCGATGTGGGTCGCATAGTCCTCGACCGGGATCCGTATGTCGCCATTCGTCTCGACGGCCTGGCGGAATTGCCCTGCGACGTCGGGCATCGTCTTGGCCAGCGCGTCGATGTCGATGCCGGACTGGTTCAGCACCTCGGCGAACTTGTTGGCGTCGACGAGCACCTCGCGCAGCTGGCCGTCGTCGGTGGCGTCGCGCACGAATTGCTTGAAGGCCTCGGGGTCGCGCTCGCGCGTCTTGCTGCCGGCCGCCAAGTCGCCCAGGCCCTGCAGCATGGCGATACCCTGCCGCGCCCGCTCGGCCCGATCGGCGTCCTCGAACCCTTTGCGCACATCTGGATGGTCGATGAACCAGCCCCCCGCAGTGCGGCCGGCACCGTGTGCGGTGAACAGGATGTTCATTCCATAGCCGAACAACTTGTCTTCGAGTGGCCGATCGTCGAGAGGGTTGACGCCACCCAGAGCGTCCTGCGCGGCGCTGACTCCGACCGCGCGGCCCAGCCATTGGGCGATCGTATTGTCTGGCAGGAGCTTGCCGGCGGCGCCGAATGCGGCGCCGGTAGCCGCGCCACTGGCCGCAGCGTGCCCAATGCGCGCGGCCCCTTCGCCGGCGCTGTGCGAGTCAAGCACGGCGCCGCCGGCTTCCTGCAGGCCACTGGCCAGGCCGAGCGTCGCGGCCTGCTGGACGACGTTCTTGCCTAAGCCCGTGAGCCAGGCCTCGCCGGCGACCGGCGCAAGCCTGCCAACACCAGGAATTGCGTTGATGGCCTTGCCGGCAACGACGGCCGGGCCTGTCACAAAGCCGCCCAGACTGCCGGCGGCGCTCGCGGTAGACGCCTGCCAGGAGTGCGGCTTGGTCGGCACGGTCGGCGACACGAGGCCGAAAGTGGCCGCGTTGAGAAAGCGCTCGGCGGCAACTTGTGGCACCTGCGACATGCCGCCGATGGCCTGGCGCGAGGACTCCCACGCCTGGTTGTTCAGGGCGTCGATCTGCGCCAGGGTTGCCCCGGGCTGGGGACGCAGAGCTGGGTTGCGCGCCCGCGCGGCAAGAATGGCGTTTGCCTCCGCGGCTCCCGCGGCCTGGCGCTGCTGCTCGGCTGTGGGGCCGCCGGTGATGCGAGCCCACCAGTCGACGAGCCGGTCGCGCAAAGACGGCACCTGGTCGGGCAGCGCCATGGCGTACTCGCCTGCGTAATTCGGCGCCGGTTTGCCCGGCAACGCTTTCGCGGCCTGCTCGACGGCGGCCAGCGGCGCGATGTCGTCGTGCGACTTTGCCGCGTTGTTCGGGTCGGTCATGTACTTGGCCAGGGTCGGATAGTCGCTCACCATCTGGTCGGCGTCCATCGACTTGAGCGCGGCCTGCTGGCGGATCGCGTCCGGTTGGGCCTGCACGGTCTCGACCGGCACACCTACGTACTTGGCCAGGTGCTGGTACTGCGCAGCCTGGTCGGGATTCTGCCCGACGGCGAACTGCACGTTGTTCCGGATCTGGGCCGCGGTGGCGGTGGCTTCGTCGTGCATGACGGCGCCGGCGGCGGTGTCGAATGGGTTTGCTGCGTTATTTGGCATTCTTGGCGGTCCAGTAGGTGCGCAGGATCTGGTCGTCGGTCGGCTTCGTGTTTCCGCGCGTGGCCAGCGCGGCGCGGATCGCGCTGAGAGATTCGGCCGGGATGTCGCCAACCTTCAGGCCCATGAGGTTCTGCTGGGTGGTGCCCGTGGTCATGCCCAAGAACGTATTCCGGAAAGTGACGTTCCTGGCCATGGTCTGGTCGACGAAGTCGCTCACCTCCTGCGCCGTCATCTTGCGGCCCAGCTGCTTCTGCTGGGCGAAGATGGCGTCGGTGACGAACTTCTGTATGCTGCCCACCCGGGCCTTCTCCTCCAGTTCCTTGGGCGTCGGGTTGATGCCGATCGCCTCGAGGCGGCTGTTCAGGGCCATGTTGAGGGCGGGCCGGTTCAATCCTCCGGCGCCGTTATTCTCGGTCCCGTCGATCTCCGCCTGGCGCAGCGCCGCGATGTGCTTGCCGTCGTCCGGCGAGAAGTTGGTCGCCACGAAGTGGTTGAACACGGACTGGGGCATCTTGGCCAGCTCGTCCGTGTTGGCGACGGCATCCAAGTAGGCGGCCATGTTCGTGGTCGTGCCGCCCGTGGCGATCTTCTTGCCGAAGTCGATCAGGTTGTCGTACTTGTCGGGTGCGTTCTGTGTCACGGCCTGGGCGAGATCGGGCGGCAGCGCGGCCATGTTCCCGCCGTTTTTCACCAGCCACTGCTGGGCGGCCAGTACCGCGCTCTCGCCCTTGGTCTTGCGGTCGTTCATGAAGTCGGTGTACATGCGCGTGCCTTCGGCCAGCGCGGCCTGCAGCAGCCGCGGGTCGGCACCCGGGCCGAGTTTGGCACGGATCGCATCGTGAACGTCCTGCTGGGAGGGGAGGGGGGCCGACGTCTGTTTCTGTAGCGCCGCCGTGTTCCGGCTGACGTAGTCCTGCGTTTCCTTCGGCATGGCGGCGAGCCAGTTGCCGCCGTCCTTCTTCGCCGCGGCGACGGCAGCGTCGACCTTGCCGGGCCCGGCGTTGTAGGCCGCCCAGGCCTTGGCCATATCGCCACCGTAGTTCTTCACCATGGCGAGCATGTAGTCGCGGCCGACGCGCGCGCGCTCCTCGGGGCTGTCGTCCTTCGCCGGCGCGACTCCATAGCCGGGATTCCCGTTGGTCGCGTCCATCACCTGCATGCTGCCCTTCGCGGTCCCCTGGCCCGGCACGAATCGGCCGGTGGCGTCGCGGTTGCCGCCGCTTTCGGCCTGCATGGTGATCTGCAGCACGCGGTCGGCGTCGGTCGGCGCCAGCTTGGACTGAAGCGAGGACATGGCTTCCTGCGCTGTGCTGGTCGCGGTGCGTGCGCGCATGTCAGCTTTCACGATCCCGTTTGCCTTGAGCAGGTCGTCGGCTGTCATCTCGCCCTTCTTCGAATTGATGTACGCAAGGGCATACGCCGGGTTGTTGTTGTCCAGCGCGGCCTGGATCACGCCCATGTGGATGGCGCTGCTTGTATCTTTCATCTTCGCGGCCGTCAGATTGCCCGGCTCGCCGTTGATCTGCCCGGCTTTCCACACCGCGGCGTTCGCGCTTTGCACCTGGGCGGCGATCTGGTCGGGGTTGTCCCAATGCAGTTTCGCGGCGTCGGCAGCCAGGCGGATCGTTCCCTGCTGCGTTTCAAGGCCATAGCTGCGAAATTCCTGCAGCATATGGCGCTGGACATCGCCGGAGAACTGCGCCATGCGGGCCGCCGCCTGCTCATTGAATACGCGCCGCTGGGCGTCGTTGCCCAAGCTTGCCGCGATTTTATTGTTGGCGTCCTGCAGCTCTTCGAGGTATTGCTGCGAGAGGGGCCGGCCCAACGGGTCCGGTTGCAACGCGGCCGCGCCCTTCTTGTTCAGATAGCCGTTGTCAGGGGCGTTCGTCAGCGCGAGCTGCTTTTCGATCGATTGGTTGTTCGCGCCATCGACCATCACCTGGTTCGCCATCCCCTGGGCGTTGACCTCTTCTTGGGTGCGCTGGGCGCCGGCGTCCTGCAGGGCAGCACCGGCGGCGTTCATCTGGCGCCCGGCCACGGTGTCGTCGACGGGCGCGGGCTGACGGTACGGCGCCGGTCCGGATTGCGGCGCCACCTGCGGCGTGTCATAGGTTGGTACGGTCGGCATCAGCTACCTCCTCCGAATTTGGCCCAGAGGCTGGTGGCCTTAGTCTTCAGCGTGGTTCCAAAGTCGGGCGTGCCGTTGGCCTTTGCCTTCGCATCCCAGACGCCGGCAACCTTCGTGGCGCCTGTGAGGAGCGACGTGCCGGCAGCCATCCACGGGCTGATGGTGGCCGCCTCGCTGTCCTCGCGATTGGCGTCGTCCAGGAAGTTCTGCTGCTGCGTGCGGTAGCCCCACGCCTGCATCATGGCGTTGTCGTGGATTTGGAGCGCGTCACGCTCGCCCATGTACTTCGTCGTGCTCAGGATGTCGTTCGCGCTGCCCTCGCCGAGGTCGACGCCGGCCGCGGCCAGGTGCGCGCGCTGGGTGCCGATCATCTGGCCCGTCTTCAGGTCCTGAATCCCTTCGGCCGTCTGTCCGTTCCGGATCGCATCGGAAGCCTGGTCACCGGCCAGTGCCGCGTTCGCGCGCGCGACCGACGCCTGGTACTGCAGCGATGAGCGCTGCCCTTGTGCCTGCTGGTATGCGCCCCCGGCCTGCATGATCGCGCCGGCGGCCGATGCCCCAATGCCCATAGTGTTCTCTCCCTGTGTCGCCGTAAGTGTGCAGTGCCAAGCGTGCGACACGCGCACTCAGCCGCCGGCGGCCACGTCCATCGCGAGGGAGACGATCGTCAGGGGTAGCGGGTCGGACTGGCGAACGCATACGGCGCCGTCCGGGCCCCACGAGGGCGTCACCGCGACCGACACCTCACCGGACTTGAGCGATGGGGGCGAACCGTACGGCTCGGTGCTCCGTTCCTTCACCTCGATGAGGTTGTCGAAGGACGGTCCGGCGAATATCCCGCTCGAGCGGTTCACGCGCAGCCACACCTTGTTGACGTTCTTGGGCTTGCCGATTCCGGCCGCGCCGTCGAGCGCGAGCAACGCGACCGGCAGCGTCTGGACATCGGACTGGATCGGCAAGCCCACCTGCACCGTGCTGGCGGGGTTGTCGAGCGTGATGGCGCCGCCCGTCACGGCCTGCTGCGGCTGCACCGCGCCGTCCGCGAGGATCGACACGGTCTGCCCCTCGAGCCAGGTCAAACCACCGATGACGGTCGCCGGCGCGCCGCTGTATGTGGCGCCGCAGTCCACGAAGAACGCGTCGTCCGGTCGGACGAAATTGCGGGTGTGCATGCGCTCGATGAAGCGCTTGCTGACGCCGCCGATCGTGCGGCGCACGACCACATAGAGCATGTCCTCGGCTGAAACCTGGCCGGCCGGCGTCTCCGTGATCGTGCATACCGATTCGAACACGCCCGCCGTGTCGTGCCGGTGCCACGCCGCGACCTGTTGCTCGGCCACGTAGGTCATGCCCAGCAGCCCGCCGTTGCTGCTCACCGCCCAGAGGATGGGGTAGGGGGCGCGCGCGAAGGCCATGTCGACGATGTTCTGGTAATCGAACAGGTGCGGCGCCAGGATGCTGATGTCGTTCGTCAGGTAGCCGCCGGCCTGCCAGCTGTACGACATCTCGCGGATCCGGCCCCCGCGCGCCTGCGCGAACAGGATGGAATTGCCCACCAGGACGGGCGTGACGTTGTTGCAGCCGATGTAAGACTGGGGCTTCGGCGAGATCGACGACTGCGTGATGATGTCGCCTTGGGGGTTCATCCGGTATTCGCACGCCGGCGTCAGCAGCACCATGCTGGTGACCGGGACGATGTGGCGGATAGCGCTGGCCTCGCGCGCGGCGATCCGGAACGCGATGCGGTTGTCGTCGCGCGTCGGGATCGAATAGGAGAGGTTCGACTCGGTACCACTCCGGGTGCCCCATACGTTCTGAGGCTTGTTGAGCGTTCCGCCGAACCAGCGCCGCTGTTCGAAGTAGGAGACGGCGCCCGGGTAGTTGCCGGCCGCGTCGTTGAACCCGGTATCGTTCATCGGCGGCGTGGTCGAGACGTCCGGCGTGATGTTGTTGTCGATGAAGCTCAGGCCGTTGCATTGGCCGATGAAACCGTACAGCCCGTTGGCCAGTTTGTAGACGTTGTGGCGCACGATCGTGCCGGTGGCCGGCGCCGCCCAGGTGATCGTGTTGTAGTGGCCAGCCAACGTCAGGTCGTTTGTGATGGCGGCCGACGGCGCCGATGCGATCGTCTCTTCGAGGTTCGACTGGTTCACGGCCGTCACGACGTATTGGTAGGACGTCGTGGTCACGGCCGCCGGCGTTGGCGCGGCGCTGACGCCCGTGGGCACGTTGGTCGGTGCCTGGAAGGTCGGAGCAGTCAGCGTCCAGTTGGTGGCGCCGAGGCGTCGCAGCTCCTGCACAGGATAGTTCGGGTGGACCAGCGTCAGCACGTCGGCAGACTGGACGTAGTGAATGTCGAACAGGTCGGCTTCGGCGTAGGGATTGGCGACTTCGTACGGCACGCCGGCGGACAGCAGCGTGCCGGCCTGGCTGTGGAAACGGAAGTAGCCGGCACCGACCTCGATCGCCATCGTTTGGCTTACCGAATAGGTGAACGGAATCAGTCGGGTGCGCTTCGTGCTGTCCTTCACCTCGAGCACGAACTCGGTACCGGGGCGGTTCGCTACCGGCCCGTGGGGCAGCACGATGAAATTGCGGCAGGTGGCCAGGCCGGACTGAAACTTGCCCAGGTCCAGCCTGCCGAACAGTTCGGGCGTCAGCTCGCCGGACGCGAACGATCGCGCAAGGGTCCGTTGGCTCATCGGCTCGCGATCCACGACGTGTTCTGCGGCACCAGCAGGTGTTGCTGGTTGGCGTCCGATTCCTTCGCTTGCTTCAACCATTTCGCGGCGCGGTCTTCCCATACCGCGGCGGCCTTCATGCCTTCGGTGCCCTTGAGCACCGGCCCGGCCAGCAACGACGCCAGCATCATGGCCAGGCCCTGGATGAATGTCGGCGAGAACTTGGTGGGATCAGTGACGCGCCCGGTGTAGCGCAGCACAGCGCTGGCCTGATTCGTGTAGATGACGGGATTGCCGCTGGCATCGACTTCAGTCACGAACGGCTGTGGCGTGTACTGGCCGGTGGGGGTGAACGGCGTGCAACCGTACGTTCCGTACGCGACCATGCCGACACTGTTGTCGTCGGGCGCGGTCGGGTCCAGCACGGAGATCAGGTTGAGGGCGTCCGACGGCTGCGCGTACGCGTATCGCCATGGGCTCGGCGGTGTGGTGGCCAGCAGCGCCAGAGCGGCGCGGCGCGTCGCGAAGCTCCACCGGTGCGCGTCGAGTAACAGGTCGCGCGCGATCGGGTAGAAGCGGGCGCAGTGCTCAGCCTGTGCGCTGCCCTCGGGCGGGTCAAGACTGGCGACCGTCGCGTCGTCGCCCAGGTGGCCAAGGGCCATGTTGCAGATATCGACTTCGCTGCTCACTGCGCGATCCTCTCAAAAAGAAACGGGGCGCGCGGCCCCGTTCAAGGTAAAACACACGAGGAGACGTGTTCGTTACACCAGGCCGTCGCTGTCGGCGGCAGGCTTGTCGGCCTTGGCCTTGCCGGCCGGCTTCGGCGCGGCGGCAGCGGCAGCAGCAGCAGCGTCGGTGGCCGGTGCGGGCGCCTCGACGGCGGCGGGAGTCGCGGCGCCGCCAAGCTTCTCGACCAGCTGCGCGATCAACGTCAGGGCCTGGGTGTTTTGTGCCTGCAGCGCTTCGAACTTCGCGTCGGCTTCCGCCTTCTGGGCTGCGAGTTCACGGGCGAACGCTTTGGCGAACGCGTCAGGGTCGCCCACCGCGCTTTCGCCGAATTGATCTTTCATGCGCGCCACGCGCTCGGCATTCGAGCGCAGGTATTCCTGGTAGCGCGCGCGGCCGACATCGCAGGTCGGTTGCAGGTTCTCGGCGGGCAGCCCGTCGTATTCCACGATGGCGCCAGCTTCGTAGAGCGTGTTGCCGACGAGGGACTTTTCGAGCACCACATACTTTGGGGTGCCGTTTTCTTCGTTTTCCATTCGGTTCTCCTGGAGAGGCGATCAGGGGCCGAAGCCCCCGGCCTGGTTAGCTGACGGCGAAGCCGGACTTGGCGTAGATGTTCTGGACATCCGCCACGTTTTTGACCACGGCGGCCGTGAAGGCGCCAGCGGTCAGCGGCCCGGTGCCGACGATGTACTGCGCGCCGACATAGCGGCGCGACGTGTACGGCGCGGCGCGGTCCAGGTGCAGCGGGACGACGGTGCCGGCCGTCAGCTTCGCGATCGGGATCGGCCCGGTTTGCACCAGGATCTCCACGTTGGTGGTCAGGGCCGCGTCGTCAGCCTGCACCCAGGCAAAGTTCACGGTGGCCGCGCCGGCGGCGGTAGCCGTCGTCAGCACGCTGAAAGCGACTTCCAGCGATTCCCCGCGGCCCAGGTCATTGGCCTGGTTACCGCCGATCGAATCGGGGTTGGTGTCGATCGAGTTGGTCGAGACGGCCGTGACGGTGACCGTCTGGCCGGTGAGGGCGCCGCCGGCGGACACGCTGCCCGAGACGAGGCCGAAGTTGTCGAGGATCATGCGGATCTCCTATGTTCGCTATGAGGGCCGCTTAGACGACGCGGGACTCGGTGTTGAGCAGCTGGTCGACCTTGCGCAGCGGCACGCCCAGGAACTTGGTCAGGGCGTACGGCGTGCCGAACTGGGTCAACGCGTTTTCGATCGAGAGCGCGGCATTCGACTTGTTCAGCGCGGCCACGCGCAGCATCGAATACAGCGTGCGGTTCGCGTAGAAGCAGGCGCGGCCCATCGACAGGTTCGGCACCCGGTCCAGGGCGCGGCTCATCAGGTTGATGATCTGCGTCGCGGCGGACGATGCCTGGGTGCCGGACTGGCTGGTCAGGTCGGTGACGTTGATGTTGGCGATGCGCACCACGTAGCGCCAGTCCTTCACGGCCAGACCATTGTCCCACTGGTACAGCGCGCGCAGGGCCCGGAAGTAGTTGTTGTTCGCGTCGAGGACGTCGCCTTCGCCCAGATCCTGGTGCTGCAGGCCAGCCTTGGAGCCCTTCGGGAACGGGCAGAAAACGGTGTTCTCGCCCCAGACGATCAGGTAGATCGAGCAGTTGTTCGAGCCCGTGCCGCCGGCGTCCAGGATGTTCTGGCCGTTGCCCGCGCTCAGCGAGCTGTAGCGGGTCTGGAAGCCCAGGAACTGACGCGGGTCCGTACCCGGGTTGCCGTAAAACATCGCGCCGGCCTGCGTCTGGTTCATCGCTTCGATGAAGGCCTGGTCCTCCGACAGGCGGAACTCGGCGCTATTGCCGTTCAGCTCCACCAGCTTCTTGTCGATGTGCGAGCGTGCTTCGAGCATGCCGCAAGCTTCGTCCACTTGGGCGGTGACCGATTTCGACGTCGGAACGCCCTGGTTGATCATGCGGTAGTACACGACCGGCAGGCCGGTGCGGATGGTCACGCGGTGGCCGGTCGGCAGGTTGCCTTCCATGAAAACGGCGTCTTCCAGGATCTCGTTGGTCTGCGAGAGCAGTTCGGCCACCTTCGGCACCTGGCCGTTGGGGTCGAGTCGTTTGGCCCAGTCGGCCAGCGTCAATGCGCCAGAGGAGAGTACAGCCATGGTGGTTTATCCTTTTGCTTGATTGGGATACAGGGTTGCGGCTGCACTCGCCGACGCGGTGCCGCTGGCGCCGCCCGTGACGAAGTTCGAACCGCTGATCTTCTGCCCGGCCTTGAAGAACACCCGGATGATCTCGGGGTGGTTGCCCAGACCGGTGTCGTTGAGCAGGGTGCGCAGCTCGGGCGTGCCGAAGGCGTCGAGGGCCTTCTTCGCCACCGCCAGGTTCTCGGCCAGTTTTTCGCCGCCGAATTCCTTGTCGGTTCGTGCGCTGTCGGCCCATTGCGTCTTGACCGCTTCGAACTGCGCAGCCTGCGCAGCAGCGATCTGAGGACCCATCGCGTCGACGACTTTCTGTGCCGCTTCCTGCGTCAACCCCAGTTCCTTGGCGACGCCTTCGAATTTGCCGATCACCTCGGGGCTGAGCTGGGTGCCGTCCGGCACCTTGAACTCATACTTCTCCGGGACGACAGGCTTCGCGGCGGCAGCGGCGGGATCTGCACCGTCGGCGGGCTTGTCGGCCGGCGCGTCGGTGGGATTGGCAGCAGGAGCGTTCTGCTCGGTTGCCGCGGCTGCGGCCGGCGCCGATTCACCAGCAGCGGGTGCCGGGTTCGGTGCTGGTACAGATGCGGCGGGCGCAGCGTCGCTACTTGGGGTGTTCGCGACGATCAGCGTTTCGGTGCTCATTTCTGTTTTGCCTCGTTCAGTAATTCGGCGTATTTGTCGGGGCAGTGCTCGGTGACCAGGGCCAACAGCACGTTGCCCTGGTTGCGGTTACCTTCGTTGAACGCCATCTGCAGCGCGTTGGTGTGGAACGAGATCCGGAACACACCTGCGTTTTCGAGCAGACGGTGCACGACGCGGCGCCCGCGCTTGCTGCCCATCAGCCACCTGATGTCTTCGATCTCGGATTGCGCCGCGACCTGGGCGCGTAGCCGGGCCTGTTCGCGTTGAGCTTCCTGGGAGGTGTTGTCGAATGCATCCATGAGCCCCGAATGTAAGGGGCCGGCTGCGCATAACGCGCACCTACTCGGACCCACCCCCGCCGTACAGCACCGACGCGGCCGACGGCTCGGCGCGCGTGCCGCTCAGCTCCATGTCGGTGATCTGCAAGTCCATGTTCACGGTCTTGCCCTCCTGCGTCTGGCGCTGGGAGTTGCTCGTTACCTCGACGATGGCCGTGAGCGTCAGGCGCGAACCGACGTCTGGCAGCTGGCTGATGCCCAGCTTGGCCAGCGTCTCGTCGTCCAGGTACAGGGCCAGCCCCCAGGGGTAGGCCGGGCCGCCGTCGCTGGCCGGCGCGCAGCAGTCCATTTCCTTCGCCTGCTCGGGCGACAACTTCATGTTCACCAATGCCATGCGGCGCTCCTATTGGGAAAACAGCGACATCACGTCGCTGGCGGCATTGCCGCCGGTAGTTGGGGTGGCGCCCAGCTTCTGCGCGGTGTCAGCGGCGATGTTGGCCTGCTGCTGCTTCGCGGCGGCGGCCTGCGCCTGCGCGCGTTGCTGGCGGATCTGCTGCACCTGGTCGTCGGGCACGATCAGGTCGGGCGAGACGCCCAGCATGTCGCTGTACTGGTCCGCCCACTTGTCGCTGTCGAACTTGTCCAGCACGTCGGGCTTGAACTGGGCGATGCTCCCCAGGTTGCCGACGAACCGGTCGACGCCGTTCGTGGCCACGGCGCGCTGGGCCTGGGCCAGGACGCTCACCAGCTCCACGTGCATCTCCATCCCCTGCAACTCCTTGGGCGGTGGCGGCACCAGGCCGGCCTCGATCATCTGGTCGAAGGTCGTATCGATCAGCGGGTCGAGCAGCTCGTCCTGCAAGCGCTCGAGCACGGGGCCCAGCATCAGCATCTTCTCCTCGTGCCGCTCGGCCACCTCTGTGGCGGTCATGCGGCCGTTGGACTCGGTGATGGCCAGGAACAGGTCGTAGAAGAAGCTGGACCGGATGCGGCCGCGCACGTCCTGGATGTCCTCGAGCAGGTGCTGCAGGTTCAGCTGCACGTCGAAGGCCGACCGGATGCCCTGGCCGCCAGCCGCATCAATGAACGTGACGCCGCCGGGCATCCGGTCGATGTCGCGATTCTTCATCCCGGTGGGCACCTGCAGTGGCGGGTTCACCTGAAAATCGATGGCCTGGGCCTTGCGCAGCTGCTCGTGCTGCAGCTGCTTGATGTCGCCCAGCGCTTCCATGCCCGGCGAGTTGCCGTAGATGTCCCCGCCCTCGACGTCCCACCGCGGGCACATGGCGGGGAAGCGCTTGAAGCCCGACTCGCGCAGCAGCGCGCCGGAGGCACCGGCCATCTCGAAGTAGACGTCTTTCCAGGCCATGTTCAGCACGTCGATCTTGCCCGGCTCGCGATCCGCGCGCGGCTCGATGCAGTGGACGACGGTCACCCACTGGTCGAGCGCGCCGCGGTCGTAGAGGTTCTGCACCGACGTGCTGCAGTTGCCGCGGCCGAACTCCTTGACCATCTGGGCGACCGTGATGTCGAACTCGCGGTAGAGCGTTGAGGCCTTACCCTGGAAGTCCGTCGAGATGCAGTATTCGCCCGTGGTCAGCGGGTGGCTGTGGATAACGTGGTCGAAGTTGGGCATCACGATGTTCGCCGCGGTGCCGAACACGCCCAGCTCCTTGTAGACCATGTGCAGGGCGCGGTAGGTGTTCGAACGCTGGAAGATCGACAGCATCGTCATCGTGCGGTCGTTCATCCACGCCTTCACCGCCGGCGACTTGTTCAGGTCCTCGTCCGCCGTGGCCAGCTTGAACCAGGGGCGCGCTGGCGACGTGAGGCCGCCCATCAGGCCGGCGGCCAGCACGTTGAGCGCGCGCGAGCCTGTGTTGTCGTAGATGCTGTTGTGGCGCCGGTTGCCCTTGTTGCGGTCGGTAACGAAGTACCGGCCCTGGCGAGGCGACAGGTAGTTGGACAGTTCCTGCCAGTGCGCCATCCAGCTCGCCCGCTCGGTCTTGAGCTGGCCGAGCCGGTTGAACATCAGCTGGCGCTGGGTCAGTTCGGGCATCAGCTACCGCCCAGCAGCGTGTTCTTGCCCAGGTTGAGCGTCGACGGGTCGACGCCCGCGGCGCCAGTCAGGAAGGTCTGCGCGACCCCCGGCGAGCCGCCGGCCTGCCCGGATCCCGCCTGGCTGGTCTGCACGGACTTGACGCCCGGCGCTTTCGAGGCCTGCGGCCGGGTGGCCTCGGCCTGCGCGGCGGAATCCTTTTGCGCCTGGATCGATTCCTCTTGCGCGACGCGCTGCTGGTGCGCGCTGTACATCGTGGCGCCAGCGGCTGCGGTGGCCATGATTGCGGCGGATACGCCCATGATCAGAGTTCCTTCGTGAAGATGATTTCCTGCACCTTGCAACCCATCTTGGGCAGGATGCTTGCCAGTGTCGTGTCCTCCTTGGCGTGCCACAGCATGAGGTGGACGCCACGCGCTTTGCATGCGCGTTCCGTGTCGCGAATGAGTTTCAGGCCCAGCGAGCTGCCCCGGTGTTCCTTGGCCACGAACAGCACGTCGTTGTGGGCGCACAGCAGGTCCGCATAGTGCAGGTGCGGGCTGACGATGTTCACCGAGTAGCCGACGATCTGGCCGTCGTCCCCGTACGCCACCAGCGAGAGCAGGGCGCCGGACGCTTCGAGCAGCCGGTACCGCTGCACGTCGGGCTTGAGCACCATCAGGTGCTTGTTGCGCGCCGACTCGTGCCAGTGCGCCTCGAGCAGTCCGGGGACGTGCTCGATCTTGTCGGCGATGGTGGTCTCGATGATGCGCATCAGGCGTAGGGGTCGTGGGTTGGCGATTTGTACGGATCGTGCCAGCCCGTGGCCGCATCACGCGCACCTTGCAGCTTTTTGCGCTTGGGCGTGTCGATCAGCGCCAGGCAGTACGCGCTGGCCCAGTCGGGAGACCGGCCGATCCGAGCGATGATGTCCTCGCGGCTCTCGACCTTCACCGTGAAGCCCGAGACCGACCAGGTCGGCGCGCACAAGTCCAGCAGCAGCTGGCGATCGGGCGGCAGGGCGATGCCCGTGTTGTTCGCCGGGTCCAGCGCCTCGCGCATGTCCCACCACAGCTGGCTGCGCTGGTTGAAGAACCGCAGGCGCCCGGACTTGTCGGTGGTGAGCGACTTCTCGGACACGTTCACGCCCAGGACCTGCTGGCCGTTGGAGTTGAGGAAGTCGTAGGGGCTGGCGCCCACGCCGATGACGTCGATGTGGATCGGCGCGTCGTCGCGCTTGGCGGCGATCGTGAGGCCCGCCACGGTCGGGCCGTCGGGCGTCTGGATGCCCGGGTAGACCAGCGGCACGTCGAACCACATGCCGTGGCGCCGCGCGATGATCGTGTTGTCGCGGCCGCCGCGCGCCACGTCGACGCCCAGGCTGTCCATCTCGGCCAGCTTGTCGGGACGGCGCCAGCGCGCCTGGGCGGCCTCGACCCACGCGGTGGGGATGACCTGCATCGCGTCGTCCTCGACGCCCGCGTTGAAGTCGCCATTGAGCATTTGCGAGCGGAGCGGCTCGGGTAGACCTTGCAGGACGGACACGTAGGAGGTTCCCATCAGGTAGGGGTTGTCGGACACGCGCGACGGGATGAACGTGCGCGACAGCGGCTGGATCACCTCGGTTGGCTCGAACCGCTCCGGGTCGAATTCGTAGATGCGCGTGGTGCCGTCCGGCGCCAGCACGAAAGGCCGCTTGTCGTCGGTCTCGACGTCCTTCCCATCGATCGTCGCGAAGTAGCGCAGTTCGCCGGGCAGGGCTGGGCGCGGGTGCTTCTTGTCGAGCCAGGGCGCGAAGAAGTCGATCACCCAGCGGCCCTCGGCCGAGGTGGGCGGGTTGAAGGTGAGCAGGGCGCGGCAGCGCTTCTGGGCCGGATCCGTCGACCGCAGCCAGCCCATGAGGAAGCGCACGGCCGCCTCGCGCATGTTGGCCGCCTCGTCGAAGATCAGCAGGTCGTGCGGCCGGCCCTGGTACTTCTTCTCGTCGCCCACGTTCGGGAAGGAGCCCAGTTCGATCTGCCGCTTGACGCCATCGGGCGTGGTCGTGCGCCAGATCTTGTCCTGCCCGTTGAACCCGTCGCGCGACCCCAGCAGGCTGGTGAGCCTGTCGATGACGCCCGTCAGCTCGGTACCGTTCTCGCGGAAGATGCCCACCACCCGGTGTTGGGTGAGGGCCAGGCCACAGGCCAGGTCAGTCTTGCCGCCGCCGGCGGCGCCGCCGAAACCGGTGATGTCGGCCAGGGAATCGTGGCCCATGGTCTGCGGGCCTGGCAGTGGGCGCCAGATGGGCGCGCGCCGCTTCTTCTCGCGCAGCAGCAGGAGCAAGCGCTCCTTCGCGCGGCGGTCGAGCGTGGCCGTTGCGAGCATCGCTACACCAGGTCGGCGCAGTCGGGTTCGTCCTGGCCGCTGCGCAGGGCGCCCGCCGCCTCGAGCGCGGCCAGCTGCGCCAGCTCGGCGTCAATCTCGTCGTCGGTGAGGCGGCGCAGGTCGAGCGAGCCGCCCAGCTCCACCTTGCTGTTGTCCCGGAAGCGATCGGGTCGATGGGCTTTGAGCAGGAAGATAGTCAGCGTGTCACTGTACTCACGCACCCGGCCGCACTCGCAACCCTGGTAGAACACCGGCTTGTCGACGCCAGCAAATGCACGACGCTGGGCCTCGTGCTCAAGCAGATCGATGCCCTCCTCGAGCGCATCATCCCACTGCTTTGCGAAATCCGGTTCCTCCTCCCTCACCTGGTACACGCGGCGGCGTGAAACGCCACCGGCCCGGGCGGCCAGCGTGACGTTGCACGTTTCCCGCAGCGCTTGCAGAAACTCGCGCCTTTTTTCAGGTGTGAAGACAAATTCATTCATGCTCGGGACGATAGCGCCGCCCGATCACGTCACGCGCACCTACCGGCGCCGATAGCTGCAGATGTCGCGCACCGTGCGCTTCGGCACCTCGAACTTCGCCACCAGCCAGTCCCACGTCTTGCCCGATTCGCGCAGCTGGCGCATCAGCTCGACTTCGCCATCGGTCAGGATCGCGTTGGGATGATCTTCACCAGCACGACGACCAGTGCCCGTTCGTCTGCTCGTCCTGCGATCGTCACCGGCCCGACGTTCGAATGTAATTTTCTTCATGCAAAATTCCCCTTGCAGAATTTCACCAGTGCAGAAAGCCGATGACTTGCAAATATTTTCCAAATTGCCGGGTGCTCCGTCCTTCCAACCTTCCTCCCCCTAAAGGGGGATGGAAGGAATGGAAGGAGCCGCAGGGGCTGCACAGAATTCCAATGGAAGGCTTTGGAAGCCGATGGAATAAATGGAATGAGTAAAAATTTGCACATTGCGATTTATTGCAACGTGACGTAGCCGCCAGCGACAGATATTTGGTTAGCACCGACAAGCGACTCGATGGCCCGAACTACGTTCCGTCGGCGGTTATCGCACTTCGCCTGGCTGTCCTTAGGGATCTGGTCGACGGCCGCTTCTATCAATGCGTTGACGTCCGTCCGCTCGTCGCCCAGGTCTTGCAGATCCCGGGCCACGCGCAGCACCAGCTTCTGGACCGCGCCCTTGGGCTCCTTCTTCTGTTCGGACCGCGCCACAGCCGCCGTGTGTTCGACCACGCAGCTGGTGATGTCCTCGCCGTCGTCATCCTGGCCAATCGACACGGTGTTGAGCTTGAACCCGAATTCCGCGCCTTCCTCGCCGTCCTTCTGCTTGGTGACGGTGGCCGCCCGGTGATCCTGAGCCCGCTCGACGGTGATCTCGACGTCAGCCGCGGCGCGCAAGCCCGACCAGCCGCGCGCACCCTTGGAGAGGTCCTTGCCGACGTGGTGCACCAGGATAACGACCGCACCCGTGATCTTGTGCAGCAGCTGGCAGTGCTTCACGACCTTGCCGCCGTCGACGCCGCCATTCTCGTCGCCACCCGGCATCACCTGGGCGTAGGTGTCGACCACGATCACGTCCAGCTTGCCGAAGGTGCGCAGCGCCGCGACCACGGCCTTGACGTCCTCGGCCACCAGGAAGTTCGGCGCGTCCGGGATGACGCCGATATCGAACGTGGCCAGGTCGACGCCGTGATGGGCCGTGTAGGCCTCCATACGGTTCCGAAAGCCCCCGGCGCCCTCTGCGCAGATGTAGGCCACCCGGCCCTTGGCCACCTTGCGGCCGCGCCAGTCCGTGCCGCGCGCGATGGCGCCCACCAGGTCGAGGGCGAAGAACGTCTTGCCGGAGCCGGACGCGCCGATGAGCAGCGCCAGCTGGGCGCGCGGCAGCACGCCCTTGACGATCCACCCGGCGCGCCGGCGCTGCAGGAACTCGCCCGGCGCCAGCACGCGGAAGCGCTCCCCCTGCATCGATCGATCCGCCGCCGCCGCCGCAGTGGGCTCAGGCGGCAGCGCATCGAAATCGTCCATCGAGAGCGGCGCCAGCTCGGCCGCGCGCGCCTTGCCCTTGCAGCAGTGTTCGCGCCAGAGGTAGAGCAGGGCGCGGTCGTGGTCCTGGCGGCGGTGGTCCAGCGCGATCTCGAGGGCGTGCTCGCTGTTGGCCAGGACGCTGAACACCTCGTCGTCGGCCAGGCCCGCGCTGTACAGCGCCACGGACGCGGAGAACAGGGCGCGCGAGCGGTCACCGCTGTGCAGGCCCTCGGTGAGGAAGTCGCGCACGGTGTGCGGCAGGTCCAGGGCGCCCAGGTCCGGTAGCAGCAACTCGTCCAGCACTTCGGGCATGTTCAGGTCGATCACGTCGGCCTTGCGCCGCTCCTTCGCGTACCGTGTCTCCAGCGCCTTGAGCACGCCCTCGCGCGGTGTTCGCACGTCGAGCGGCGCGCCAGCCAGGTGCTCGCCGGTCACGGTCAGGAAGCGCGCCTCATTGCCGCCGTAGATCTCGATCCCCACGTCGTGGTTCACCCAGTCGCTGGGCACCTCGCCGCGCACCATGACGCGCAGGCCCGTACCGGACGGGCTGATCTCGGTGTAGCTGCCTAGCTGGGCCACCACCTCCGCCGCCCAGGGCGCCACGACGCCAGCCTCGACGCAGTGGTCGAGGTCGACGCCGACGACGTCGTGCTGGCCCGTCATCACGTAGCCGACGCCGGCGAAGCGCTCCGGGTTGCGGCGGAAGGCGGCCAGCGCGGTGTCGAAGCTGAACCACTGCTCGGGCTTGGCGGAGCTGATGCCGTACTCGGGCCGGTCGGCGCGGTGCGGAACCTTGTCGTATTTCTGTTTCTTCGCGTTCCACACGGCACGCCACGGCGCCCAGCGGCGCTGCTCGCGCAGCAGCTGGGGAATGGCGGAGCCGTCGAACGGACGGATGGGGGGCTGCTCGGCGGACATCACGTGCGGCGATCCTTACCCGGCCAGCGTGTGACGGCGGATCCCGGTGATCCCTGGGGGTAGCTCCTCGGCCTTCTCGAGGAAGCCGCTGCCCTTCTGGCCGGTGGCCTGTGCGTACTGCACCTCCACCTTCGCCGAGTTCACCATCACCTGAGACAGCTCGCCGATCATCTTGGCGCGGTCGACGTCGAGCGTCCCGGCCTTCACGCCTTCGATCGTTGCGAACAGCAGCTCGCGCAGGTCATCGATGTTCTTCTTGGCCATGTTTCATCCTCTTGTTGATTTGACGTGTCAGGACCGCTTTCAGCTGAACGATCTCGTTCAGTTCGGGCGGCAGGTTGTGGCGCGTGTTGCGCCTCATGTTCTCGGCCAGGCTGATGCACTCGACCCGGTCGATCGTGATTTCCTCAAGGACGTTGGTGCGCATGCCGGGCTTGAACACGACGATGTGCTTAGGAGGGACCGGCCCGTTGGCCGTCACCCACACCAACTCGTGCACGGCGCGCCAGCGCTTCGAACCATTACCAGGGGCGTTGCTGAACTTTTGGAGCAGCACGCCGCTCTTGTCGAATTTGGTGCTGCCAATTGGGAGGGTGTTCGCTGGCGCCTGGCCAGGGCGGAACTGCGTGGCGCGGCAGGCAGGCTGCGTGCCGACTAGCCCTTTCGTGCCCTTGTTCCAGCTGGTGTGGCCCTTCTGGAAACGGTGCTCGCGCGCCGGATGGTCTGCGCGATTCATGTGTCGTGCCGATTCGGCCGCGATGAATTCGGGCGTCTTCGACAGCCCAAGTTCTTTCGCTTTCCGATAGGTCGAGCTCAGCTTGTGGCCCAGTAGAAACGCGATGTCCTCAGTCTTGTAGTTCGGGTAGAGCAGGCGCAGTAACTCGACCTGGTCATCGGTCCAGACGGCGCGCGGCGAGAGGATCCCACGTGATTTGGTCATGATTCGAAGCTCAGCTGTTCGACGTCCGCCACCCGGTTCATGCTGGCGCGCGCCAGGGTGAAGATCGCGTCGATCTGGTCTTTCGGATAGCACTTCATCTCGGCCGGCACGACCTTCAATCCGAGGATCGACAGGACGTGGCACGCGCGCTCCAGGTCGGTACCGACGAACCTCGACACCGTCGCTTCGGACACCTGCAGCTGCTCGGCGATCTGGTTCTGGCCCACCGTTGCAATGCGCTGCAAGGACAGGGAATGGAACTTTCGTGCTCTTTCGGCAACATACGTCGATACTGCGGTCATGGTTCAGGCTCCTGGCGGGGTCTCTCGCGGCGGTCGGTAGACCGGCGGGTTTCTCGGCGACGGTCGACAGGCGCCGCGCCGGCGTAGCGTTCCGGGTAGAAGATCTCGATCTCTGTCAGCGCGTGGTCGAAGTACTTGCACAGGGCTTCAGCCAGTTCCTTGGAAGGGGTCTGTTCCCCGCGCTCGACACGCGAAAGGTTCCCCGGATCTGTGGAGACGGCGTCAGCGACGGTTTTCAGGTTCAGGCCGCATTTCTCGCGGACCGCGCGCAGCGGTGAAATCATGGATTTTCCTCAAAGTATTTGCGTGTAGCGCATATTATCGTGGACATCAAATTTGCGCAATACGCTTTGCGCTTCTCGCAAACTGCCTTCAAGATAACGTGATGAAAGTTGGACAAAACATTCGAAGGATGCGAAAGCTCAAGGGCCTGACGCTGAACCAGCTCGCGACCGAGATAGGCAGCGACGTGGGCAACTTGTCGCGCATCGAGCGAGGAGTGCAAAGCTACGCCGGCCAGATCGAGCGCATTGCTAGTGCGCTGGGCGTTCCCATAGCTGACCTATTCACCGACATCGAGCACATTGATGCCGACGGAAATTTAATAGAGAGATCCGTTAATCAGCCCCCGGACGCGTTTGACGAAAACGTTAAACCGGCTCCTATCGGAACGCGGGCGATCCCGGTAATTTCAGCGGTCCAGGCCGGCAAGCTAAAAGATATGGATAACCCGTACGCACCAGGTGACGGGTATTCCGTTGAATACACGGATCAGAAGCTTTCTCGCTGGGCGTTCGGGCTCGACGTGGAGGGTAACTCAATGGCTCCGGTGTTCCAAGACGGCGATCGCATTATCGTTGATCCTGATATTTCGCCGAATCCCGGCGATTTTGTAGTTGCTCGTAATGGGAGCGATCAGGCGACTTTTAAAAAGTATCGACCGCGCGGCGTCGATTTGAATGGCAATATGATTTTTGAGCTGGTTCCGTTAAACGATGACTACCCTACTATGCGGAGCGACATCGAGCATTTGGTTGTCTTGGGCGTCGTGACCGAACACCGGAAGAAATTGCGAAGGGTCTAAAAATGAAAATGACACGATTGCTAGCAGTTCTTCTAGTTGGCTCAACGGCGTTTGCGGGCGCACCAGTGTTCGCACAGGGGGCTAAGGGCGATACCCGAACTGGCACTTCATGCGAGGAACTAGGTGCTCTTGCCGCGTTCACGGAGCGTTGCGGGGGCACTCGGCCGAAAAAGCGTTCGATAAACGATCAGGTGAAAGACATGTCGGATTGGACTGCAGCTCTTCTAGATTGTGCGCAATCAAATATCGCTTCATTCGACGATAGAGTATCTGACGCGGCGACTGTCGCTACGGGATTGGTCGCCTATTGCAGCGCGACGCTGCCGAATTATGCCAATTCAATATCGCCGCAGGATAGCGACTCTATAGTCGGGCGGGTCAAACCAAACGTTACTGCTTTTGTACTGCATACTCGCGCTTCGAATTTGGATAAAAAGAAGTAATTGGAGCAGAAGAGCATCGTAAGCATTATCAACGCACGTTAGAAATGAGCCAAGAAGTTCCATTCATCGGCGGCCCAAAGGAATATCGCATTAACGTTGCGGGGGAGTCGTTTTACCTGGGCAGCTTCGCGCTGCTGTGCGGCCCGCGCGACGTGGGCGCAGCGCACATCGAGGTTCGCGCCGTGCTGAAGCTGCAGGACGACAACCCGCACGATAGCCAGGCCGTCCAGGTGACGATCAGCGGCTACCCAGTGGGTCACCTGAAGCGCGAGCACGCCCGCGCGTTTCGCCGCACGGTCAAATACGGCCCGCTGTCGGTACATGAGGCGTTCGAGTGTGATGCGCTGATCTGCGGCGGCTGGGCCAACGAGGCCGGGACTGGCCACTTCGGTGTACGCCTCGATTTACAGTTGGCCGACGATTAACTTATTTGGCGCGTACATGAGCGATGCACTCTTAGTTTTTGGAGCTCTTGAGAGAAATCCTGATTTTGCGATGCATCTCGGGGTGCTTACGGCACAGTATGCTGTACTTGAGCATTCCGTCGTGGAGATTATTTCACTCGCATTAAATGAGAATTATCCTGCAGCGTACGCCATCGCAAATAAGGCGTGGCAGCAGTCAGCGCGGCTTCAACTCGCAAGGGATTTAATTGCATCGGCTTCGCTTGGCCCAGAGAAAACGGCAACGGTACTATCTCTGCTCGAGCGGGCCGAGAAAATTAACGTCCGGCGAAATAAATACATCCACGGACTGTGGGGTGTGCGCGAAGACTCAAATCAAGTCGTAATCACGTCAAGGCTTTACTCTAAAGTCGAACAGCGAGAAATCGAAATTAAAGAATTGGCGACTGCTATAAGCGAAATACGTGAGTTACACTCCGAGATTTCTCTTTGGCTTATGGCACATCGCGCCGGTAGCAACTAGTATTCACTCCAATCGCAATCGAATGGGTCGCAGTCGGCCTGTTCGCGTATTGCTTCGGCCGTAGCAACTATCTCGGCGTCGTCAGGCGACAAGGTGCCTGCCAGCGATCGCAGGAGGACTCCCGGCAATCTGGTTGAGTCGACGACGGCGTGCTCCCCCAAGGGCATCCCAAAAACAGGGAACTTCCTGGCGATCGCCACCCCAGTGTTGCGATCGTAGATCGGCACATACCCTACAACTTCCATTTTTCCTCCACGCCCGCTCACAAGGTCTCTTCCGCCCAGCTGGGCGGCGTGCCTGAAGAGCACACAGTCAAGAGCGTACACGCCCTGCGGATCGTTTACAACAGGCCGCTGCGTGCGGGCTTTTTCACGTCTTCGTTCTCGCGAGAAATTTTCGTTCGGCTTTAAATTTGCGCTTGACGCATATTGTGGATATGCGTAGGATGCAAATTACTCCCTCTCAACAGCCGAAAGGAAACACGAAATGTCTCTCGAGCAAGCCATCACCGACCACGCCAGCGCACTGCGCGAGCTGGCCGCCGCGATCCGCGGCACCATCAGCACGGCCAACAACATCACGGCCGCCACCGACAAGGTGATCAGCACGGCCAAGACGACGGCCGCCGCTACCAGCGCCGCGAAGGAGGTGGCGCAGGGTGACGATGCAAAAAAGCCCGCCGCCACCCCCGCAGCCGCTGGAAGCAAATCCGAAGCTGGTCCCGCTTCGTCTAGCACGGCGCCGACCTACGACGACGTCAAGGCCAAGGTGCTGGCCCTGTCGAAAGACAAGGGCCGCGACCAGGTCGTCGCGCTGTTGCAGCGCCACGGCGTCGAGAAGGCGCCCGAGCTCAAGCCGGAGCAGTATGCCGACATCATCGCCGACGCCGACCGCATCATCGCTGGTGAATTCGACGCGATCGCCGGGGAGCCCGCGTAACCATGGGCGCTGCCGCCATGTCCATCGCCACGGGCGTCGAGACGCCTGTCGTCAAGATCGAACTCGACGACGGCAAATACACGTACCTGCTGCACGCCGACGGCCGCCAGCACGCCTTGCGCCACGGTGAGCTGTGGCGGGATCTGGTCGGCGACAAGTTCGTCTGCAGCCTCGCCGGCCATGCTGAAGAGCTCCGCGCGCAGAACGAGAAGCTGGTCGACGCGCTCCTGTCCGCGCTGCCGTTCGTGCAGGACATGGAGAAAAGCGACGCCTTCAAAGCCGGCTATGTGAGCAAGACCCTCGCCGGAATCCGCGAAGCCCTCACCGCAGCGGGTGTCAAATGAGCGAGCACGCCAAACTCTCCCCGTCCGGCGCCCACCGCTGGATGGCCTGCCCGGGCTCGCTGGCGCTTGAAGCCGACCTGCCCGACACCAGCAGCGCGTTCGCCGAAGAGGGCACGCTGGCCCACGCGCTGGCGGCCGAGTGCCTTGAGCACGAATTCGATGCGGGGTTGTTCATTGACGCGCCGTTCAAGTACACCGACCACGGCGTCGACAAGGAAGCGATCATCACCCGCGAAATGGCCGATTTCGTCCAGGGTTATATCAACCGGATCCGCGAGTACGCCGACGGCCACGAGCTGATGGTCGAGCAGCGCCTCGAGTTCAGCCGCTATGTCGACGTGCCGGACCAGTTCGGTACCAGCGATGCCGTCATCCTCACGGACGACGAGATCCAGGTCCACGACCTGAAGTACGGCCGCGGCGTGAAGGTCGACGCCGATAACAACGAGCAGCTGATGCTGTACGCGCTGGGTGCGCTCGACACCTTCGGCCCGCTGGGCGACTTCAAGCGGATCCGCATGGTGATCCACCAGCCGCGCCTGCAGCACATCTCCGAGTGGGATTGCAGCGTCGAGGATCTGCTGGCCTTCGGCGAGCGCGCCAAGTACGCCGCCCAGGCGGCAATGGCCGGCGACGGCGACCTGGTCCCGGGCGAAAGCCAATGCCGGTTCTGCAAGGCCAAGGGCTCGTGCCCGGCACTGCGCGACCAAGTGCTGGAAACGGTCGCCGGCGACTTCGTGGACCTGACGAAAGGCGAGATCGCCGTGAGCATCGTCGACGCCGAGGCGCTGCTGGCCCAGGCCTACGGCGTGGTGCCGAAGAACGTCGACTTCGAGCAGTCGGGCGGCGCCGCGCGCTTCGTCATCAAGAAGCCCAACATCACGCCCCAGATGGACGGCGCGGTCGCGCGGGTCACATCGATGGAGGATCTCGACCTGGCCACATGTATGGACGCCGTCGACATGATCGAGGGCTGGTGCAAGGGCGTCCGGGCCGAGGTCGAGCGGCGCCTGCTGGCCGGCACGTTCAGCGATGGCCGCTACAAGCTGGTCGAAGGCCGCGCCGGCGCCCGCGCCTGGGCCGACCCGGCCGAAGCCGAGAAGCTGCTGAAGTCCTTCCGCCTCAAGCAGGACGAGATGTACGACTTCACCCTGATCAGCCCGACCACCGCCGAGAAGGTGCTGGCCGCGGCCTCTCCGAAGCGCTGGGCCAAGGCGCAAGCCCTGATCCGTCGTTCCGACGGAAAGCCGTCGGTGGCGCCCGCCGCCGACAAACGCCCGGCCCTGGTCATCACGCCAGTGGCGGACGACTTCGAGGACCTGCCTCCGGAGCTCGAAGAGGCGAGCGGGGCGCCCACCCCCGAGCAGATCGCTGCCATTGAGGCCGGCATGGCCGCGCACCAGGCGGCACTCGCCGAGCCGATCCTCGACGAGGACGACGAACTGGAAACGGCGGACGACTTGGTATGAGCGACCACGACTTCCACACGCTGCTTCCGCCCTCTGTGCAAGAGGCCCTCATGAAGGCCGCGCGCACCCCGGGCACTGACCGCGATCGCCGCATCGCGATCGACAAGGCCACCCGCCTGGCCCGCAACACCAAACCCCAACTTTTCAAGGATGAAGATCATGAAACTGAAACTTACGAATGTCCGACTTTCCTTTCCGCACCTGTTTGAACCGACCGCGTTCAAACCGGGCGACGTGCCGAAGTACAAGGCCACGCTGCTGATCGAGCAGGGCAGCCCGCAGGCCAAGGCCATCGACGACGCCATCAAGGCCGTGGCCCAGGCGAAGTGGGGCGTCAAGGGCGACGCCGTCATCAAGTCGATCCGCGGCAACCCGAACAAGTTCTGCTACCAGGACGGCGACACGAAGGAATACGACGGCTACCAGGGAATGATGGCCCTCACCGCCGGCAACAAGGTCCGCCCCCTGGTGATCGACCGCGACAAGTCGCCGCTGACCAGCGCCGACGGCCGCCCGTACGCCGGCTGCTACGTGAACGCCAGCATCGAGTTCTTCGCCTACGACAATTCGGGCAATGGCATCAGCGCCAGCCTGGGCGGCGTCCAGTTCTACCGCGACGGCGACGCGTTCACCGGCGGCGCTGCGGCCACTCCGGACGAGTTCGACGAGATCACCGACGGCGCCGACGCGGAAAGCCTGGTGTAACCCGCCCACCTCACCCACAACGAAAGAACGACATGCAATTCACGCATACCGCGAACCCTGTGCGCGTCCACGCGGCGTCGATCCTTGAGGTCAGCGAAGCCGGAAGCGGCAACCTCATGCTGCGGCTGAGCGACGGCCGCAACTACGAGGCCGACACCAGCATGACGGTGCGCTACTGCCCCGTCGTGGGCGACTACCTGGTGACCCAGGAAGACGGCTACGAATACCTGAACCCCAAGGCCGTCTTCGAACGCAAGTACGCCCCGGCCGGCGCCCAGCCGGTCCCGCGTTCGCTGATCGTCATCACCGTGCAGGACACCGACAACGGCGCCGTCGTCAGCTTGGCCAGCGAGCCCGGCATGAATATGGCGGCGCCGCCGGCGGGTGAGGCGCAGCAGCTGGCGCACCTGATGCTGGGCGCGCTGCCGCTGAACGCACCGAAGGACGAGGTTCGCACCGAGGTCGACCTGCTCAACGCCATGTCCGACGTGCTGGACAAGGCCGCAGCGCTGTCGGCCGAGATGGGCGCCCCCACAGCCGAGCCGGCAGCGGCGGGCGAGGTGGTGCAGTTCCCCATGTAGTCCCCGCCCTCGCGAGAGGGCTTTTCGGTGGTGGCGCGGCGGTGCTGCGCCAAGCATGCGGCAAATGTGGTTCGAATCCACGACCGGCAAAGCCGGGGCGGCGGGACGGTAATGCAGTCGCCTTGCTGCCGCGCCACCACCGAAAACACGGGAGCTTCCTAAGACCACCTGCGGTTCGCCGCGCGGGAAAAAGCCCGAGTTTGCTAAACGCCCTTGCCCGACAGGACTTAACAGGGGCGCGGTGCATAAACCGCCGGAAGCTGGAAACGTCATTGGCGGAAAACTCGGGAATAAGCGAAACGAATTCAAGGACCTGGAACGATGACCACCTACTCAATCCGCTGCCGCAACGCCCGGTGCAGGCACCGCCGGGTGTCGACGCGGCACCCCGACGAGTACGCGCGCACCCCGCCGTGCTCGATGTGTGGGGCCCGGAAGGGCTGGCGCGTCGAGGGACGCGAGTACAACCGGCGCGGCCTGTGCAACTGCAGCGGCGTCGACATGGTGCGCGGCGTGCATTTCCCACATCGGACCACGCACCCATTTTGCGACCAGCACCCGCTGGGCTATTACAACCAGGCGCGCGCCCAGGGCGTGGCCCATGACGAGATCCCCGTCGAGTTCGGCGGCGGCCTCCTGGAGACTGCAGCGTGACGGCGCCTCGAAAAACGCCGGCCGGATCGTTCGGCGCCCGCGCGTGCCGGGCACTGCGGGTGCGCCTCTTCACGCACGGCCGCGAGTCCCTGCCGCCGTCGTTCGCAGCGTCGAACTGGATCGTTTCGCGGATCCGCGCCACCGTGCCCTGGGCCGACTTCAACGAGATCCGCGCGGTCTACCGCGAGGCCGACCGGCTCACCACGGCGACGGGCGTAAAGCACCAGGTCGACCACATCGTCCCACTGAACCACCCCCGGGTGTGCGGCCTGCACGTCCACTTCAACCTGCGCGCGATCCCGGCCGGCCCGAACATGAGCAAGAACAACCACTGGTGCCCTGAGCAACTCGACATGTTCGACGAGGTGCTGCCGTGACCAAACTCTGGCTCGACCTCGAGACGTTCAGCGACACGCCCATCACGAACGGCACGCACCGCTACGCCGAGCGCGCGGAGGTGATGCTGTTCGCCTGGGCCCTGGACGAGGGGCCCGTCTCCGTGTGGGACGTGACGCTGGGCGGCGCCGCGCCGGCCGCACTGCGCGCTGCGCTGGCCGATCCGGCCGTCGAGGTCTTCGCTCACAACAGCCACTTCGACCGCACGGTGCTGCGCCACGCCATGCCGGACCTGTGCCCGCCGCGGCCGCGCTGGCGCGACACGATGGTCCAGGCGATGGCGCACGGTCTGCCGGGGTCGCTGGGCGACCTGTGCGGCATCGTCGGCGTCCCGTCCGACCGGGCGAAGGACAAGGCCGGCAAGGCCCTCATCCAGCTGTTCTGCAAGCCACCGGCGAAGAACCTCAAGCGCGGCCGCGCGACCCGAGACACGCACCCGGCCGAGTGGGTCCAGTTCGTCGAATACGCAGGCCTCGACATCGCCGCCATGCGCGAGGTGCACCGCCGCCTGCCGATCTGGAACTACACCGGCCGCGAGCTGGCGCTTTGGCACCTCGACCAGGCCATCAACGACCGGGGCGTCGCCATCGACCTGACGCTGGCCGAGTGCGCGGTGCGCGCCGTCGACCGCGCCCAGGTCGCGCTTGCCAAGCGCACGCGCCAGCTGACCGACGACCAGGTGCAGGCCGCCACGCAGCGCGACGCGCTACTGCTGCACGTCCTGCAGGAATACGGCGTCGACCTGCCCGACATGCAGATGGCCACGATCGAGCGGCGTATCGCGGATCCGGACCTGCCGGCCGGGCTCAAGGAGCTGCTGCAGATCCGCCTGCAGGCGTCGACTACCAGCACCAGCAAGTACAAGACGCTGATGAAGGGCACGAGTTCGGACGGCCGGCTGCGCGGGCTGCTGCAGTTCTGCGGCGCGCAGCGTACCGGCCGCTGGGCTGGCCGCCTGTTCCAGCCGCAGAACCTGCCGCGCCCGACGATGAAGCAGCACGAGATCGACCTGGGCATCGATGCGCTGAAATCGGACTGCGCCGATGCGCTGTTCGACAACGTGATGCAGCTGACCAGCTCCGCGATCCGCGGCTGCATCGTGGCGCCCGCCGGACGCAAGCTGGTGATTGCCGACCTGTCGAACATCGAGGGAAGGGTGCAGGCCTGGCTCGCCGGCGAGAACTGGAAGCTGCAGGCATTCCGTGAATTCGACACCGTGCTGGGCAAGGACGGCCGGTGGTACACCGGGCCGCAGTTCTATGCTGCATGCCTGCGAGGCCAGGTGGCGCCGCTCGAGCTGGACAGCAAGGGCGAACCGGTACGAAAGGGTCCAGACCTTTACAAGCTGGCTTACAGCAAATCGTTCGGCGTGGTACCGGAAGACGTCACGAAAGACCAGCGCCAGGTGGGCAAGGTGCAGGAACTGGCCCTGGGCTACGAGGGTGGCGTCGGCGCGTTCCTGACGTTCGCCGCCGCGTACGGGATCGACCTCGAGCAGTTGGCTGAGCAGGCCGCCGGTGCGATCCCCGGCAACGTGTGGGGCCAGGCAAACATCATGTTCGACTGGCACAAGAGCAAGAAGAAGCGCGATCCGGCGGCATCCGTTGGCCTGTCGCAGCGCGCGTGGCTCACCTGCGAATCGTTCAAGCTGGCCTGGCGCGACGCGCACGCGCGCATCGCCGCGTTCTGGAAGCTGCTGGACGAGGCCGTGCGCAGCGCCATCGAATGCCCCGGCCATACCTTCCCGTGCCGGATGCTCAAGGTCCGCCGCGACGGTAACTGGCTGCGCATCGGCCTGCCGTCCGGCCGCGCGATCTGCTACCCGTCGCCCCAGATCGTCGACGGCAAGGTCACCTACATGGGCGTCAACCAGTACAGCCGGAAGTGGTGCCGGCTCGACACGTACGGCGGCAAGCTCTTCGAGAACGTGTGCCAGGCCGTGGCGCGCGACGTGATGGCCCACAACATGCCCGCGATCGAGCAGGCCGGCTACGAGATCGTGCTGTCCGTGCACGACGAGCTGCTGACGGAAACTCCACTGGACGAGCAGTACAGCGCTGAGCACCTCAGCAGCCTGCTGGCGGCGAACCCGCCTTGGGCGCCGGACATGCCGCTGGCGGCCGCCGGCTTCGAGACCGACCGCTACAAGAAAGATTGATTCACCAAGAGGAGATGACCATGATATCCGTACCAACGAAACACCTGAAGGCGGCGCTGCTGGCCGCCGGCAAGAACAACATTCGCTACTACCTGAACGGCGTGCTGGTCGAGTCTAGCCCCGGCGAGGTGCGGTGTGTCGCGACCGACGGCGTCATGGCCGCGGTGTTGCGCCACGCCACCACCGACGAGACGTTGGCCGAGATTATCGTCCCGCGCGAAGTGGTCGAGGCGATCGTCAAGGCAAAGCGCCCCTTGACGAGTTTCGAGCCGCTGGACGACAAGTACTGGCTGGCGAACGGCACTCACCGTTTCGAGCCGGTGGAAGGCAAATTCCCCCCTTACCGACGCATCATGCCGACGACCGTCACCGGTGTGGTTGGCCGGGGCTTCGACCCTGAGCGGTTCGCGCTGTTCGGGAAGATGGCAACTGCGCTCGGCGCGTCGCCCGCGGACGTGACGACGCACGCCAATGGCTTCGACACGGCGGCAATCAGCATCGAGGGCCGTCCGGAATTCGCGGGCGCGCTCAGCTCGCTGCGCTTCACCGAGAAGATGGGCGAAGCAGGCATGGGCATTCAGGGATGGGCCGCCAAATGATCGCCCAACTGAGAGCCTACTTGCACCGCCGCCGTATCGAGCGCATCCACGCCGAGCTGGCGCGCCTGCGCGCGCTGCGCATGTCCACCACCCAGCAGGAGTTCGCGCTGCGCGGCCTGCTGGCGTTGCTGGAGTCCGGCCTGTGAGCGCGGCGCCCACCGTCGAGGTGCTGCAAGCGATGCTCGAGCTGAGCGACGCCCTCCGGGCGAAGCTGCTGGACGAGAAGGCCGCGCTGCTGGCCCAGCCGTCGCCCCTGTTCCGTCCCAAGGGCGCTACGGCCGAGGCCCAGCAACTTGAGCGCCAGGCCTTCGCCGCCGGTCTGCACCACGCCGCCACTTTGTGGGTGCGCCGTGCGTGAATCCGTGATCGAGCGGTACCTGGTCCAGCAGGTTAAGGCGCTGGGCGGCGAGGTGCGCAAGGTGAACTGGATAGGCCGCCGAGGCGCGCCGGATCGGCTGGTGATGCTGCCGGCGCGCCGCTTGGCCAGCACCCTCGACTGTGCCTGGTGCAACCCGGCCGGCGCGTCGATCTGGGTCGAGCTCAAGGCCACCGGCAAGACGGCCGAGCCGCACCAGGTGCGCGAGCACAAGCGCATGCGCGCCATGGGCCAGCGCGTCGAGGTGGTCGATTCTTTCCAACGAGTAGATGAGGTGCTTTCATGAAGCAGAGCGATACCCCGCCCAGCAGCCAAGTGCATCCGGACAGCGCGCTGCCGTCGCGGCCTACTCAGCCGCGCTGGATTCCCGACGCCGAGTGCAAGCAGCGCCGGTGCGCGCGCCAGACGACGGGCTGTTGGGACAAATGCGGACTTGATGAGGTTCTGGGCCTCCAATCTCAAAACTGTGTCGTTGCCACCGTTACGGTCTCTCCGGGTCAACTTACGCAGCCCGGCGACTTCAAGAATTTCCACCGCTTGCTGTGCGAGCGCTTCGGCTACGTCCACGACGAGCGTGACTGGAGACGCGACCAGCTGTCGCTGATCGAGCACATCGCGTCCCAGATCGCCCCTACGTGGACGCCCGCCAGCAGCCCGCCGGACGCCGACACGACCGTGATGCTGGCACTCGCCGATGGCGAAGTCTGGCAGGGCTACTGGGACGGCTCCCTCTGGATCGAGGTGTCGGGCCTGCACCTGGCGCCCGGCCGCGTCAAGTTTTGGATGCACACCCCAGCCCATCCGGAGGACAAGCAATGATCGCCATGCTGATCGTCGCCATCTGGCTCGCGGTGGTAGGTGTCGTCCTGGCCATCTTCGCCGGCGGCGCCGAGACCACCTGCACCAACAACTGCAACCAGGGGCGCAACTGCACCTGCGCGGGAGCGAAGTCGAACCATGCCTAAGAAGTTCACCCCGCGCCCGTACCAGACGCTGATCACCAACCACATCATCGACACCCCGCGGTGCGCCGTGTGGGCCGGAATGGGGCTGGGAAAGACGACGGCGACCTACAACGCGCTGGACATCATCCTGCTGGCCGAGGGCGGCCCGATCCTGGTCGTGGCGCCGCTGCGCGTTGCGCGCAGCACCTGGCCCGACGAGGCGCGGAAGTGGGAGCACCTGCGCCACCTGCGCGTGATGCCGATCATCGGCAGCGAGGCCGAGCGGCGCATGGCGCTATCGGTGGCCGCCGACGTCTACACGACGAACTTCGAGAATCTGCCCTGGCTGCTCGAGCACTTCGGCAACGGCGAGCGCTGGCCCTTTGAGGTGGTGGTGATCGACGAGGCCACGAAGCTGAAGGGATTTCGCCTGCGGCAGGGCACCCAGCGCGCGAAGGCACTGGGCCGCGTGGCACACACGAAGATCAAGCGCTTCATCGAGCTGACTGGCACGCCGTCGCCAAACGGGCTGACGGACCTGTGGGGCCAGGCCTGGTTCATCGACGCCGGCGCGCGCCTGGGTCGGACGTTCGACGGGTTCAAGCAGCGGTGGTTCCGGCCGAAGCACAACGGCCACGGCGTCGAGCCGTTCGACCACACCCAGGCCCAGATCCAGGACAAGCTTCGCGACGTGTGCATCACGATCGACGCCAAGGACTGGTTCGATCTGAAGGAGCCGATCGTGAATAACATCTACGTCGACCTGCCTATCAAGGCCCGGAAGCTGTACCAGGACATGGAGAAGGAAATGTTCATGCAGCTGGAAGAGTTCGAGGTCGAGGCGTTCAACGCGGCCGCGCGCACCATCAAGTGCCTGCAGGTGGCCAACGGCGCGGCCTACGTAGGCGACACTGCGGGAGAGTGGCGGGAGATCCACGACGTCAAGCTGCAGGCGCTGGACGAGATCCTCGAGGAGGCAGGGGGCATGCCGGTGCTGGTCTCCTACAACTTCAAATCGGACCTCGCGCGGCTGCGCCAGGCATTCCCCCAGGGCCGCGTGCTGGACGCCGATCCGAAGACGATCGTCGACTGGAATGCGGGGAAGATCCCGGTGCTGTTCGCACACCCAGCCAGCGCCGGCCACGGCCTGAACCTGCAGGACGGCGGGAACATCCTGGTGTTCTTCGCCCACGACTGGAACCTGGAAAACCGGCTCCAGATCATCGAGCGCATCGGGCCCACGCGCCAAATGCAGGCCGGGCACGATCGGCCGATGTTCATCCACAACATCATTGCGCGTGACACCGTCGACGAAATGGTGCTCGAGCGCGTCGAAACGAAGCGGGAAGTGCAGGACATCCTGCTGGCCGCGATGAAGCAGAAGGGGTACAAACGATGAGCGCGCAAGCAGCGAGCACAACATCCAGCGTCCAGGTCAACCCGGCGCCCTACGTTACGATCAAACTGGCGGCTTCGATTACGGGCCTCACGGAGAAGGCAATCCGCCGGAAGATCGAAGAGGGCAAGTGGCTGGAAGGGCGCGAATACAGGCGCCAAGACGGCGGTGTTTTTATCAGTTTAAAGGGGTACGCAGCGTGGGTCGAACGGGGTCGGGTGTAGAGGTACGGGAGAGCAGCATCCGGCTGCGCTTCACTTTCGAGGGACGGCGCCACACGCCTACCCTGATGTTGAACGATGCGCCGATGAAGCCGACGAAGGCCAACATCGCTTATGCGCATCGGCTGGCCGATGAGATCAAGACGAAGATCCGGCTGAAGACGTTCAGCATGGCCGAGTATTTTCCGGACAGCGGCCAGGACGGCGGCACGCTGACGGTCGGCCCGTGGCTGGACACGTGGCTGGGGACGTTAAGCGTCGAAGGTACGACGCTGGCCGGCTACACCAGCGCCGTGCGCTTTTGGAAGGCGATCGTCTGCGAGCCGAAAAGCGGGCTCGCCCTGGGCGGCTTGACCCTGCGAGCACTGCGCACCAGCCACATCAAGACCGCGATCGCATCGCGCCCGGACCTGTCCGGCAAGACGGTGAACAACTACGTGTCGGTGCTGCGCGAGGCGATCGAGGCGGCCGTCGACGATAAGCTGCTGACCGAGAACCCGGTGGAGAAGGTTCCGCGCGCCAAGCATCAGAAGGAGCCACCTGACCCGTTCACCCGGGACGAGATGGAGCTCATATGTGCCGAGGCGCACACCCGCTACCCCGGGCAGGTGGCCAACCTGATCGAGACCTGGTTCTGGTCGGGCATGCGCACGAGCGAGATTTTCGGCCTGCAGTGGCCCAACGTCGACCTGAACAAGGGAGAGGTGCTGGTTCGGGAAGCGCTGGTGCGGGGCGAGCGCAAGGATTCCACGAAGACGAACGTCGCACGCCTGGTGAAGTTGAACAGCCGTTCGCGTGTAGCAGTTCAACAACAGCGTTCACACACCCAGATGTTGAGCGGGCCGGTGTTCCACGATCCCCGATACGGCAAACCGTGGGACGATGAGCGCGCGTTTCGGCGCAGCTACTGGACGCCGCTGTTGAAGTCGCTGGGCATCCGGTACCGCCGGCCGTACAACATGCGCCACACCTACGCGACGGTGATGTTGATGGCAGGGATGACGCCGGCATTCTGCGCGGCCCAGCTGGGGCACAGCGTGGAAATGTTTCTGAAAACCTACGCCCGCTGGCTCGACGGAGCGCAGAACGATCTGGAAATGGCGCGGCTTGAAAACGCGCTTTCGGCCCCGGTACGGCCCCAAGATAAAATAAAAGGCACCTAA